CATAATTACGCGACCTCGATTTTCGACAGCTCGCATTTTGAAACAAGATTGAAGTTTACATATATAAACATTTATGAATTTGATAACACAGGCAGAACTTAAAAAGATAATTGAAGATAAAACAGGAGAAAGTTTTTCTAACCAGGCAATTTCTATTGCAGTTACTGAAGGAAGATTAGCCGCACATCTAAAAGGCAAGAGACGAATGGTTGATCTTGACGACAAACAAACTAAGTTATATATACGGACAGTAAATCGACAAAGAGAACAGGCAAGGAAAATCAATGGATACGTTAAATATTTAGATGAGGCGGAGGAGAAAGAAAACAAAAAAGATAAGAAAAAGGGTGATACGTCAAAGTTAGAAGACCTAGATCCGATGGAAATGATGCGCCGGTCAAAGTTTGCGGAAATGCGCCGTAAAGAATTGCAAGTTTTAATCCTCGAAAAGAAATTTCTTCCGATTGAATTTGTGGATGATGTATATATTAAGTATATGGAAACTTTGAATAGTACAATCGAAAGATTATCATCTACTTTTATAAATGACATAGGGAAAAAAATTTTAGAGGCAGGCGAAGTATTACCTGAACATATCGAAAAATTTACATCGCTTGTTTTAGAGGCAATTCATAATAATAAAAAGATTGTCAAGAGAGTTGTTAAAAATTATGAACCCAGTTTATGATTATGCAAGAGATTATTTTATTGATAGATTTGAAAATCGAATACCTACCAGAACACATAACCCATCAATTGTAGAATACGCCGAAAAGACAGTTATAGCTACGGGAGTTTATCGGGGGCTTAAATTTTCCCATGACCGCGCTCCGTATCTTACCCGTCCGATGTGGTGCTTATCTCCCGAATCTCCTTTTAGGGAAGTAACGTTGATGTTTCCCGCTCAGAGTGGTAAGACATTTACTGCGAATACAACAGCCTTATATTACATTGAAGCCGTACCGTCTGAAATTATTTATGCAACGTCTGATGAGACAATGGCTATGAAGTGGTTAGAAAGAGAAATAGAACCGAGGGCGGCACAAGCGGGAATTATTTTTAAGTCTGAGGTAGAGAATAAAAAAAGCAGACGCACAGGGGATACGACATATAGCAAGTCTTTTCCCGGAGGGAATATTGATATAGCGTCTGCCAGATCACCTTCACAATTAGCGGCAGCAACAAAAAGAATAATATTCGGCGATGAAGTAGACCGATGGAAAATAAAACTCGGCGAGCAAGGATCGACGATCAATCAGTTGAGAGCCAGGGGGCAGGCATGGGGAATGCAGCAGAAAGTATTATGGTTTTCAACTCCGGCATCAGAACAGGAATCTTTAATCTGGCCTCTTTTTTTGCAGGGTACGCAGGAAGAATATTATGTCCCGTGTCCTTTTTGCGGGACTATGCAGCTTATGGATTTTGAGGAAGGCCGGGGATACGGGATTGTATGGGAATTAAAAGATAATAGAATAATAAAAAAATCTATTGAATTAATATGTGAGAATAAAAGCTGTGGAAAAGGAATAAAAGAAATATATAAGCCTAAAATGTTAAAAGATGGGGAGTGGAGAGCGCAGGCGCAAGCGGAATATGATTATATGGTTTCCTTTCATCTTAATGGGTTATACAGTTTCCAGCTATCATGGTATGATATGGTTATAGCTTATATTGAATCTCAGAATGATTCACTTAAAAAACAGGATTTCGATCAATTGAAAATGGGACGACCGCACAGGGGAAGCGGAATAAGACCGAAAGCTGAGAAACTTCTAGAACATAGAGGGAAATATAAATCTGGTGAAGTTCCGCCCGGTGTTTTATATGTTGCTATTGGAATTGACGTTCAAAGAGGCAGCCAGAAAGATTCAGGAAATCCGGCACGTTTAGAAATGCAGGTTTTGGGGATAGGCGCAAAACATAGAACATGGAGTATTGATTATAAAGCATTTTATGGCGATACATCTGTTCCCTTTGATGGCGCATGGTCGGAACTTGATAAGTATGCAGTTGAAACAAAATTGACTTATACCCGGTTGATTGATGGGGCAAAATTCCCGGCAAGAATAATATTTGTAGATAGTTCTGACGGGGACAGGATGGATGCCGTATATCAGTTTTGCCAGCAATGGCAGAATACTTTCCCGATTAAAGGCCAAAGATCGATTCAGAGAAGTAAAAAAGATGCGCCTGATGAATTGTTTGAGGGAAGCGCGATTCAGTGGAGACGATCCAGGCAAGATGAATTAGATATTTATATTATTTCGACAATACTTTATAAAAACAGGATTTATAATAGTCTTAAAATAGAGCGTTTGCCGAATGATCCGCAGGCATATGGATTTGTAGATTTTCCCCGTGATTATGAAGAGAAATATTTTGATATGCTTACGGCTGAGGAAAAAATGGCTGACGGTAGCTATGAGAGTCATGGACGAAGAAATGAGGCGTTAGATAATTTTGTTTATGCTTTATGTGCAGGGGATGTTTATTTAGCGTCTGAAGTCGAGAGACATAGACTTAATGCTTTGAACAAAGGATTTCCTTATAGAATAGGAAATGTAATTGTTAAGAATAAGAGTGAGTTAGTTAAAATTGATAAAAGACTTGTGATAGATTTAATGATAGCCGGGACTGATCCGAAGGGACTTTATAAGCATTTTAATTAAAAATTTATTGACATTTAAATTTGATTATGTCACTTATTGAATATGGGATATATAAGTATTAGAAAAGCGCGTTTACAAAGTCAATTAACTTTAGTTCAAACACAAATTGAAAACCTCAATTCTGTTTTAACTGAAATGTCTGCAACTGCCGCGCAATCATATGCATTTGACAGCGGGGAGGGCAGTCAACGTACAACTCGTAGGACTCTTAAAGAAATCATGGATATGCTTGACAGACTTTATGCCACGGAATCCCACTTAATAAATGAACTCTATAATATGGGTTTAGTCTCTGTTAAACTTCGGAGAAAAAATTGAATATATTTACAAAAATAAAATCAATATTTAAACCTGTAATTAAAAATCTTGGAAATATAATTCCCGGTAGGGGGACAAATAGATACGGTTCCGGTTCTAAATGGCCTGCGGGAAATAGTCGCGGTGCGGCAATAGATCATCATGATCATTTCGCGATTCGTCAAAAAGTCCGTAATCAAATGTATGATAGCGTGGAGGGTCACGCGCTTTTAAAATCCATAGTTGATACTGTTGTTGATGTTGGATTAAAACTTAAACCTACGCCCATACCTGAAATAATAGGGCTTTCTCCTGAAGAACTTGAATTGTGGTCAGAAAAGACTTCCATGATGTATCATCTATGGTCTCAGTCTAAAAAAAGTCACAGGTCAAGAATAAATAATGGATATCAAAATCAAAGACTTTATCAGTTATTCCAACAGCGTGATAATGATATATTTGTAAGATTTTATTACGGACGTGATAAAGACTTAATTAATCCTTTGCAAATAGAGTTTATTGATCCTAACCAAATCAGGGGTTATGGATATACTACTACTTTCGTGCAATATCCCGGAAAGACAGATGGAATAATCAGGGATTTTTCAGGCCGTGAGATTGGATACAAGTTATGGAATATCAATGAGGACGGCAAATATTCAGAAACAACGATTCCTGCAATTGGCGAAAAATCAGGGCGTATATTTATGATACATGGTTACAATCCTGAATACGCAGGACAGGGACGCGGTTATTCCAGGTTGGCGCACTTGATACAAGAACTTGAAGATTTGACTGATTTTAAATCCTCGGTTATTCAGAAAGCAATTAACCAGGCTTCATTCATGGCTGCGGTTGAAAACGAAGAACAGGACGCGTCAAATTTCATGGAAGGGCGTACAGCCGGCCCAATACAAGAATATGGAGTTTCTCCTGAACTTGCCACTAATATTGAATCATCCGAAACACCGATAATTAATTGGGATACAATGAACGAAGCTACAATACGGCAGCCTGGCTCAGTTTTAATCGGTAATTTAAGACGTGGAGATAAACTTAAATATCTTCAGGACACTAGCCCTTCCGCGCAATATAATACTTTTTTTGAATCCTTTTTTTCATCTATTTGCGCAAGTACCGGTTGGGCGATAGAACATGTACTTAAAAAGTTTAATCAGAATTATTCAGCTTCACGCGGGACGTTATTGCTTTGTGAACGCACTGCACAGATAGAAAGAAATGAAATGATTATTGATTTTTTAAATCCTGAATATGAAATGTGGTTATCTGAAGAAATCGCGGCAGGCAGGATACAATGTCCGGGATGGTCGGATAAATATATTCGTACCGCATGGTTAAATTGTGAATGGGCTGGTACTCCCATGATCAATATCGATCCGCTTAAAACAGCAGAGGCGGATCAAAAATATATTGAATTAGGGGCACAAACACTTGACGATGTAGCAAGGAATTATAATGGAAGTTCAGGAAAGGCAAATAGAATTAAACTTGCAAGACAATACGGAGAATTACCTACTCCACCTTGGTCACGCGCTCCGATAACACAAATCGAGGAGGAAAATAATAATGGCTGAACCAGTACGAGTATCATGTCCTGAAGGGGAATGGAAAAAAGTCGCAACAAATGTAATTACAGGGCAAGTAAAAAAAATTAATGGAAAACCGTATAAATATCTTGAAACATACAGAATGACAGGTAGTTCAGCTCCTGCGTTACAAACTGAGGGTGTGACGATATTTTTAAATACTAATTCGGAGGAAATATCTGCATCAGCAGCTATAGATGTATATATAATGGCAGTAGGTGAAGATGGGGAAGTTAGGGTGGATATTCCATGATAGGATTTGGTAAAAAATCAATAGATGTTTTTATTCAAGATCAAACAACGCCGTTATATCAATTTTATTTGATGAGTGAAGATAAAAATGATATAACTTTGACAAGTGAAATATCCATTGATGATACAATAGTGTCGGTAAGTCCTGCACATGGATTTACAACAGATGATCATATTTTTATAGCGGATAACGGACAAATAATACAGTCAAAAGTTAAAGCAGTTAATGTTAATGATATAACAATAATGTCTCCATCGGCGAATGAATTTTCTTTGAATGCTACTGTAATAAGAGGGAGCATAAATTTAGCAATTAATCCCGGAACTTTCAAGGATTTTAAATGTTTTTCTAAATATTTATTAATACCAGTTGATATTCAATCAGTAAAAATAAATATGTTACATGTATTAGCAGGTGATGACGGGAAATTTGGGAGTATTGCAGCTTTAACAAATGGTTTATTTTTTAGACGGACTAATGATATAATATGGAATTTAGGTAATTTCAGGGATAATGGGGAATTTGATGATTTTGGTGCAGAAGTTAGTTATCCGGAAAATGCGCCTGCCGGACAGAATGCTACGAGAATATATTTTGATTTAAAAAAAATATATGGTAATCCAATTAGATTAAATCCCACATTGGGGGATTGTTTATTTGCAAGAGTATCGGATGATTTAAGTGGATTAGTAAGGATGAGAATATCAATATTGGGACAAGTTACTTTGGGGGAAATATGATAGGATTTGGAAATAATAATATAGGTGAAAAATCGGATTTAGTACCCGTGCCATATGAAGAAGCAGTTAGTTCCGTATTAGCATTTTTACATACCGGATATTATCATGTGCATGGGGCTTCTTTTTTATATCCGGATAAAGCTGTACCGGTAACTTTGACAAGTGCTGCCCCGTCATGGAGTGAGAGTGGGACAATTACAGAAATCATCCCCGCCGATACTATTATTAAAGATTTTGATTTGCACTGGTGTAGCATTACAGATATTTCAGCGGTACTTGATGGTGTAATTGATATATTTGCAGGGGACGCAGGTAATGAAGAAAAAATTGGCGCGGTGGATGTTGCAAGAACTTCTAATTTTTCAAGAGAAAATCCGGTTCCGGTTCAGGTTTCACAGCAATCGGCGAATACTAGAATTTCCTGCAGATTTACCGATAGTACAACATCTAGCAGAACAGTGAGAGTTAAATTTTATGGTCATGTATATGATATATCATTAATATAGAAAAAGTGATTGACAATTATGTTATTAAGTAAAATATTAGAGATAATCAATAAATTAATTGATACTAGATATTCAGGAGATTTAAAGATAACATTTAGTCAAGGTGGAATAAGAGCAGTAAAAAAAGTTAAATACGAAAATATAGATTTGAAAGCAGATATCTTTTAAACTCGTTTGACATACTGAACGAATTTTTTAAAAGCCTGTGCGCAGAAATGTGCATGGGCTTTTTTTATGGAGTGAAAATGAAACGGATAAATCTTGAAGGTGAATTTGGATGGGAAATAACATCCGAAGAAACATTGAAAATGCTTGAAGATGCAGGCGGTGAAGATCTAGACGTTCATCTTGCCAGTCCTGGGGGAAGTATTTTTGAAGGGATTAAAATATTTAATAATTTCAGAGACTATAAAAGAGATTACCCGGAAAGTCAGAACATATTAACGATTAAAGGACTTGCCGCAAGTATGGCATCTTATTTCGCGATGAATCCGGCTTTTGAAATGGTGGCGATTGAAGATAATGCTGTTTTTATGATCCATAATGCATGGGGTATGACTTATGGAGACTATCGGGATATGAATAAATTTGCCAGTTTGCTTGAAGGTTTAACTGATCTTTTAGCGCAGGCATATACCAAAAAAACAGGAAAATCTCAAAAAGAAATAAGACAGTTGATGGATGAAGAAACATGGTATTTCGGGTCTGAAATAAAAGATGCCGGATTTGTTGATGAAATAATAAGTACCGAAGAAGATAAAAATAAAACATCCGCTATAGCTAATGCACAATTACAGTTTAAAAATACTGTGAAGAAAGTCAGGGCGTTAGAAACAGAGATCGAAGATATTGATAAAATAGCGGCAGTATTGAATGTAAAAGAGCAAAACCCCGCATTATCGCGGGATAATATAAACCAGGAGGTTTTAAATATGACTCTGAAAGAGTTTTTAGAACAGAACCCCGCCGCGAAAAAAGAATATGAGGATGAATTAAATGCTAAATTCGATGCCGGGGTAAAATCAGTCAGGGACAGGATTGAAGGTGCTATGGTGTATATAAAACCAGATAGCGAATATCCGGCTCCTATACGCAGCCTTGCAATTCAGGTCGTTGAAGGTAAAGTCACAAATGATTCATTAAGCGCGGCAGTCGCAACCTATGACGCATTAGTTGAAAAGGATAAAAGTAAAGACGCTCAGGATGAATCGGAAAAGACAAAAGATGTCAAAGGTCAGCAGATTAAGGAACTTTCTGATGATTTTCAGAAAGAAGGAATTATTAAATCTGAAACTGATTTAATGACTATTGTTAATCAGCATAAAGCTGAGATAGGAATGGAGGCATAAAATGGCAGTACAAGAAAGACAAGATTTATCAAATACACCTCTTATTTTGTCTGATGAATCAGATGTAGAAAATGGTGATATAGTACAAAATGAGGAAAGGACAACAGATTTATTATATGGAACTGTTCTGGCTCAGATAGCTGCAACAGGATTATGGACTCCATTTATTGCTGTAGCCGGAACGGATGGATCAGGTGTCCCGCGCGGTATATACCTCGGTGATACTATCGTGGCAGCTGATCTTGTTGATGGCGATATTGAGGATGTTCCGATTTTAGTTGGAAACGCGAGAGTAAATGAATCTGAAGTTGTATGGGACGACGATACACTGGATGCAGATACAGTTGTAGCTCCTGCGTCAGTTGAGGCCAGGACAGCAAGGCGCGCACTTGAAGAAAGCGTGAATATAAGACTTGAAGCGACCGTAACTAGTACGGCGTATGAAAATTAAGGAGGTTGATAATGTTAAGTCCTAACACAGTTGATTCATATAGCAGGTTCATGGATGAGATGTTCGATGAACGGGAGATTATAGCTGTTGATACCGCATGGCAGGCTTTTTTCGGTAATCCCGCTAGTGGCGGTTCAAAGACGGTTTATAGTCCCGATAGTGAAGTAGTAGATATCGATATTGTTCGCGCGGATGGAGAGAAATATGCTAAAATGATCCACAGGGGAACAAATAGCAGATTTCTTAATATGCAGAAAAATGTATCTGATATTAATTGGTCGAGCTTCTCAAGGGTTTATCCTCTTTGTGAAGAATTGTCTGATATTACCGCCAGTCAGATCAATAAAAGAATGCCCGGTGAAAATCCATATGAGAGGATGGATAGGCAGGCAAGAATGAGAGAATATGCAAGAAAATTTCATGCCGAACACATCCGCAGGTATGTGAGACTTTTTGAAGTTCTTTGCGGACTATCTCTTTTAGGCGGCGCGCATCCTGCGGTTTTGGGGGATACTGCTTCCGCTAATACTGATAACTGGTATGATTTCCGAAGGAACGCAAGTTTAATTGTTTCTCCTGCGATACCATGGGATAACGCGGCAGCTGACATTTTGGGTGA